CTCTTTGCAAACCAGACAAAACTTTTCTGTTAGCGGTCCACCGCCCTCTAAAAATTCCTTACGAAAATCTTTCATTAGTTGTGATTGATGAACGTCCATTACAGAAGTCTTACCAGATTCCTTGATACTACGATTAGGCCAGCCCTTCAAAACACAACACGGTTTTGTAACCCTGTCATGATTAACAACAGCATTCATAAACGGTTGTGGGCAAAACCATTCCAAGTCTTTTAACTTAGTCATAGACTGTTTCCTCTCTCGTATCTCTGTCATCACTACAATATCTTGTACAGATTTTAGGAACAGATGTTTCCTTGATTAGTCCATTGAAAAAGTCAAGCCATTCTATTGACATTATGATATCTTCTATCGTATCAACATTTTCTACTTTCAATTCTTCTTTGAACAAATTGCCCATACCATCCATGTTACCATTATAATTTGGTTTCAATTTTCGTAGTGGGTCTGTCCAACAACAAGGCAACAGATACCCCTCTGCATTTAATGCAAATGATTTTCCTTTCGCACATTTTGGTTTAAGCACAGTTAATCTCACTTGGTTTGTATGGATCATCTGAACTAGACCACCGTGAAGATTTGTTTAGCTGTAAGGGAATTTGGTATTTACGAGCAAGTTCTATAGCTTCGGATATGTCATTTTCATTATACTTAAAAATAATATACTGCCATCTAATATCATTACCATTCTCTTTACCAGATTTCATCACTTCAAACAAATATTCACCATATTGATTTATCCTGTATTTATGACTGTCCTTTGGAAGTCCATCAATACCAAACTCCCATGTAGCATTTTTGTTTGCAGAAAATGCATCCATGTACCAATCCATAGGTTTATGAGAAGCCGCAGTGTGTACAAAGACTCTCTTGTCTCTGGTAAGTTCAAGAAACTCTATAAACTGTGGATGAAAGATTGGGTCAGATATCTGACCACAAAATTCTATCTGGTCAAAATGACTAATGATCTTCTTGAAACTATCTAAAGATAAATCACCAAGATTGTTAGTGGGAACAGAACGCCTAAGGCACTTCGGACACTCTAACGTGCATCGGTGAGTTATATCAAGATTTATGCTTTTTCTATTTAGTATAGTTGAAAGCAAGACTTATTCTCTCTTTATCACTTTGATTTGGTTCAACAGAATGAAAACAATCAGAGGGAAATAGTAACAACCGATTTGGCCGTGGTTTAAATTTCTTAGGAGGATTAAACATTGTGGGATTTGATCTCATAACTGTACCTTGAAATACAATGTCTCCCATATTCTCTTCTGGAACAGACACATAAAATACTCCACTAACTCCTGCTTTCCTAGTCGGCGGTGTTCTGTCATAATGATCATGTGAATTATTTGAATGTCCTTTTCCATTGACATTTATCCACCAGCTATGCAACTTCACTTTTTTATCTATCTCTGTAACTTTAATATCTAAATTTTTCTTGAGCTCATGCGTCATCTCTTCTGATTCTAACAAACTGCTTTGATAACCACCCACGTTTGATTTTCTTCTACCAATTTGAGTATAGTCTCCTATAATTAACAGAAGTAACTCTTCGTATTTTTCCAAATCTAAATCTAATGTAAAATCATGTATCATTTCAGCTGCCATTAGAACACTCCTAGTACCCAGTTCTCAGCGCAGTCTTCGGCATACCGCTCTGACTTGTTAGGAAAATATCTTATTTCGTCTTTAACCCATTCAGCAGTCAGGGTCAAGTCCTTTTTGGTAAACATCTTGACATAATATGTTTCACCGTCATGATGCACAGTTGCTGTGCGTTTTCCATCTTCACTATAGAACCCGTGCAGTTCTTCATCCATTAGTCAATCTCCTTTAATACGTCATTACCAAATTGTTTAGCAAGGCTTCGTTTCATCAATTGCATACGCTCTTTGTTTGATCCACCATGAATGATGAAATGAAAACGATTCTCATTTGAGATGTTTAATGCTTCATGTGTAACTCCATTATCGAACCAAAATCCAGTGCAGTTCTCGAATGGCAACTCTTCCTTAGTATCTACCCTTCGCAAATAACAATTATCTGGTTGATAGATTGCTAGATTGATCGCAGCAGATATGTTCCTTGTACGTCCTTCGTTTATCCTAACATCACTAGCATCATGATGAGCAGTAATACTTCCACTTGGCTTAATCAACATAAACCGACAACGCCTGTAGTGTTTATGTGGAAAGTCTTCCAACCACCTCTTCATCTCTGGCGCAACATCGGCCACTTCAGTCCATCCCCACTTCACTGTATCTTCAGTGTAATGATGGCCAGTTGGATTCATAGTATTGCGCCAACCCAAAGACGTATCATCTTCATCCTCATGTACAAATCCATGTATTGCAGCAGACCACCATTCATCGCCATCCTGTAGTCGATGTGGCACAAAAAAACCCTCATCGTAAACCGCTTGAGCTTCTTTAATAATTACCTCTGGTATTTCTAAATCAATCTTTAGATACCACACATCATTTTTTCTGCACCACTCTACAGGAGTCATCTACCAATCACCATGAATCTTGTGCTTTTATTAGAAAGAGTTTTTGATCCAGACCACATAACATGTTTAATTCTAGCTTGATCAATCAGCTCTTCTTCAGACTCAACGCAATTTATGTGATCATCGTGTTGATCATCATTCGATGATTGTAATACAAATATAGGATTTCTTTGAACCGCTGAATTTATCTCTCTAAATTTCCACATTGGATACATATGTTCGCAAGCGCAATTTATGATAATGTCATATATATCATCTCTTGGGATTGGCGTGTTAGGATTCTCTCTAAACTTGAGAGGTTTAATCATCACGTTTCTCATATTAATTTTGTATCTATTTTCATCCTTATATCGTTTATTAAATTTATAACTTAAAGGAGAAACGTCATGGTCAATCTCAAAATTTTCAATCCACTCACACTCTGGAAATGTGTCGAACATAAGAGGCACGATATATTGACCGAACCAACCAGCCAACAATGCAACTCTTTTTGGTTCGATATCAAGTTGTTTTAATGTCTCTACTAGCCATAGTTTACTCTCTAACTGTGAAGCGTTCATAGAATCTAAAACTCTTTGAAGTAAATATTGGTAGTTTCCTGTGGAAAGTTCACTGGATGACATCATTCCAGCAAACATTGCGTTCTTCCAATCATTTGCTAACTCTGGTGTAAATTGTAAATGCAAGTTATACCCATCCTCTCCAAAAATTACCATAACGATTTTAACTCCTCAACATCGTTATTGTCTGCACTATTATTAAACAAACAAATCTTATTATCCAATCTTATTTTTTTCTCGTCCAAATCATTTGGCCAGATATTTCCTCTATAATAAGAATATATATCTCCCTCTGGAAAAACAGAGAAAAATGATTTGTCATCTGCCCACATATTATACCAAAAATGATTTAAATAATTGTCTATGGTAGGATATGTGAAAAACAAAACATCTAAGTTATTAACAATGTGATTGTACACCTCAACAAGCTGTCCACGATTCCATCGAATGACAGAAGAGTTAATTGGTGTTGATTTCATTGCAGCATAGTTCTTACGACACTCATTCATGTCATTCCACCAACCTTTCACAATCCAAGGCTGTGTCATATCAAGATCAAAGAAATATTTTAGGTCTTGATGGATGATAACATCAAGGTCAAGATAAAGAAAATTATCTCCCTCTATAGTCTTGAAATCTCTTTCTGATTCATCCCATCCACCTCTTCCCAAAACTTTTTCGAGTTTAAACATATAGAGTTTTCTGTATGCCCACATGTTAGAAGGAGCTTGTTGATTACGAAATCGACTGTGCAGACCTTCGTACTCATCCCAAGTTGAAGGAAACAAAATATCATAATCTTTTTCTTTTTTGTCAGTGAGACAGTAAAAGTTGAAAGGGACTGAACAGTTATCTTCACACTGTTGCTTTAACTTTTCCACATATTCTCGGCTGTACTTGTCACCCCACTTAACGCATAATATTGTGTTATTCATTACTCATCCTTCTCGTATATAAAGTTATGGGGTTCAGGCAACTTTCTTCTCATGATCATAGTTGACCAGAAGAGTCTTAACCTAAGAATAATTTTTTTTATAACCATCTACTAATATCTCCATAATATATTCATGACCATGTTCATTCGGGTGCGTGTCCTTTTCTGTTATCCTCATTTTATTTCTGGAAGGGTCTTTTTGATCCATAAGATAGTCCCAACACCAACCGCCAATGTGTTCTGATATAGGCCAACCTAAAAAAGTATCTTCTGCAATAAGACTCAGATATTTACTGTTTATAATCTCCTTACCAAACCTCTGCATGTCTGTAGTAGCATCTCCATCAGCACTTGGATAACAAGATTGAAATTGTAAATAAGGAACTTTCAAAGATTGACATAATGTCTGTAGGTTGTAAATATACCTAAGTGTTTTCTGTGTCCCTGCCTTTACATCCATTAACTTATGATGCCAAAACAGTTCAGATATTTTATAAGCTTTATTTTTTTTGAAAACCTCTTTGTTATTTTTTCTGTTTTCAATATCATCCATCTTTCTTGCAGGCTTAAAACTTTCCCATTGATGTTGATACTGTGAATTTCTTGCATTAAAAACTTCAGCAAAGAAACTAACTCTATCAACCTCTGACCAACCAACAACTGCCAATCCAATATTTTTTGTATTGACTATTTCATCAGTTACCTTGCTCCATATTGCTTCATTACCATCTCCACAGTTGCCAAGATTTACTAACTCCATGTCAAGTTTATCAGCAAGAAGTTCAGCCCAGATAGGAAATTGTTTTATATGAATTTTCATTGCATAATTGTCAGTGTAACTGCAACCAGCAACTATAAGTTTTTTCTTAGAAAATAGCGACATTATATAATTTTGAAAACTCCTTAGCGTCTTCCCAAGTATTTACCATTGGTTTACCCTTTATATTTAGGGAGGTGTTCAGAAGCATTGGACAACCTGTTCGTTCATACCATTCCTCTAAGATTGGTCTTATTATGGAAGAACAATCTTTTTTTACCACTTGAACTCTTGCAGTGCCATCAATGTGTGTAACAGAACTATAATCATGTTTTGCCTTTGCGACAAACTGCATATACTCGTTCATAGGTCCATCAAAATATTCGTCTGCATACTCCTCTAATATGGCAGGAGCAAAGGGGCGAAACTTTTGTCTCTGTTTAATATCATTCACTGTATCTTTTATATCATAACGTGGATCACCAAGTAATGAACGATTACCTAAAGCTCTTGGTCCAAACTCTGCTCTACCATTTGCAAGACCGCATACTTTATTATCCAGCAATTCTTGAACAACACTTTTAATATTAACTGTATTGAAAATAGGGGTTCCAAGGTATGGACTTTTCCATTCTAATTTTTGTTTTCTTACCAATGCAGCTGCACCTAATGCACTTCCCGCATCACCCGCCGCAGGCATTATCCAAATATTCTTACCTTTAATTTTTGAGTTTGCAACACAGTTCAAAGCACACCCGCCCATTATAACCAAGTTTTCATGTGGACACATCTCTACCAGTTTAAACAATTCCCTCTCGTACAGGTCTTGTACGGACGCTGCGAGGTCTTCTGAACGTGCTTTTGGGAAAATGTCCATGCAACCTTTATGATTGTTTTCTAACATCTGATATTCTAAATTATGTATCGGCTCACCAAATGCAGCCATACCCATTGTGATATATTCATCTTCATTAGGTTTCAGACCAATACGTTGTGTGATTGCAGAATAGAGAAGTCCCAAAGAATATGGATACTTCCAAGATTTTATCTTTTTGAGTTTATGAGTTCTATGACCCAAATGTTTCTTTTCTGTAGTTGCTTCCCATATGGAAATAGTATCCCACTCACCTATTGCATCAATTACTAAAACATTGCAATCATCAAATGGTGAAGTATAATATCCAGCAGCTGCATGAGATTCATGATGGCCATAGCACACATTATATGGCATACGAACTTTTTGCCATTTCTGCCCTGCATACAAACGTCTTAAATTTTTACGAAAAGGTTTTTCGTAATATGCAATTACATCAGGTTGGTATATTTTTGTTTTGGGAAGTTGAGAGGAATGAATCCACTTATCGTTTTTGACTCCACTAAACCTTTCGGCTTGAGAGGCAAACATTATTTTGTTGTTTTTCAAAACACATACTGCTGCGTCATGAAACCCTTCTGAAATTCCTAATATATTCATAATTCACCATACACCATATAGAATTATTTGTCAAGGGTCTATTTAAAAGAAAGATGCGTATGCTTTAATAGCCTCCAATGGAGTTTCTGCTTTACGAATCTCAGTTTTTGCTTTTCGTTTCTTACTGTCTTTAACAGCATCCTGTTCAAACATTTTTAATTTCATTTTAAATAAAACTTCTTTATGTTCAGTATTTTCAGAATCAAAATCAAAAATGATATTCAAACTACCTTGACTTTCATCTTGACTTGTAACAGCATCTAATCCATGACCATACATATTGTTCTGTGTGGCATAACGATGGAATGCATCTCTAAACTCTTGTCTTGTATTCTCATTTTTGTTACGAGTACACTCATCAATTGCTTCATAGGAAAACTCTTCCAATAGTGCAGCAAGTCTATCGTCATTATCAGCAACACTAATATTATAAACGGTTGCTCCTATTTCGCCACCATTGGGTGTTACTCCATCAGCTGCGAAGTGAAATCCGTCATCAGGAATATCATAGTTGTGTATAACACAAATATTATCTAGTGCAGCACTTGTATAGTACGCTTCGATAATTTTTCCAGTAAACGGAAATTTTGGTTCGCCGTTTGCAAAATATGCGGCGCTTTCTTTGCCTGTAAATGCCATTGTATTCTCCTACCTCCTATTTAGGAGTGATGTGCCCGTAAATTATAAGCATTAATATTCTGAGCTGAACCATTCGGAAACTCCTGTGACCGATAGTCATCAATATTAACTTGTAATGTTTGGTAATTTCCAGCCCCATCAAGTTTTGTGTCTGTCATTGTCGATCCTCTAGTATTTCCATTTCCACTTGTTCCGACATTATAAGATACTTTAAATCCACCAGCAGAATGAGCAGCGGTAAATCTTAGCCAGTTGCCTACCAAATCATTTATATCCCCAGCTGAAAATTCCTGTAAATTATTACTACTATTAATATATAACGGTATTCGTGATGGAGTATTATCAGAACCATCTCTTCTATGCAGAAAATAATTTGTGACAGTAGCTGGTTGATCAAGTGTTTCTGGGATACCAGCAGCAGAATATGCGCTAGTGTCTGCTCGTGTATCTGTAAAGATTGCCGTTGTTGAAACGTTAGTAAAGTTACTTGCAGCAGTAGCACTGGCTGTAATTGTATACGTCCCTCCTGTAGCAGCAGATTCTGTGCCTGAAATCATGGTAGTGATTGTTGGATGTATAAAAGTATCCAATAGATCAGTTAAATTCATTGCACGAACTGCACCAGTATCCTCGTCAAAATATACTGGGTAACTTGTACCAGTATCAACTATGTGCCCAATACTACCAGACGCTGTGTATGCAAGATTTATTTTATCATAAGAAACTGTGACCGTTGCTGGTTCAGCAGTAGTGCCTTCTGCAACAAATGCAGATGCATTCTGTGATCCAGCACCAGCCTGTGTTCTAGTATCCGACATAGCACCTATAAGAGCGCCACTACTAGAAACCTGTGTTAGAACAGCAGTGGGATTTTCTGAATAAACAAATTGAGCCTTTTGGCGGTATTCTGTGATTTCACCAGTTGACATGGCAATTAAATTTCCACCACTAAAATATAAAGGATTTCTTACTGCCATTAAATTGCTCCCGGCGCAAATCCAGCAACGGAGTTTAATAATTCACCACCAGAACCGAAAATTTGCAAAACATTTCTCTGCATACCACTATGTAGGAAGACTTCATCCTCTCCAATAATATCATCACCAACATCCGTACTATCTGCACTTCTATCCATGATAACATTGTCACCAGCGTCTGTGCCTGCAGCAGCTGTTTGATCCAAGACGATGAATACATCTTCACCTCTTCTTGCCAGAGGAGCATATGCTGTAGAAGTCATCAACAACCCAACATTATGATTATGAGTTAATGCAATTTCACTGTTTACACCAAATGACAATACACTAGCATCTGTAATAAGTCTTAGATCATCACCAACTGTAAGATCAAGACCAATACCAACACCACCAGCAACAGTTAAGGCACCATCTGATGCACTTGTGTTTGCGGTTGTTGCTGTTATTGCTACAACACCTCCACTAGAAATTGAAATTGCGTTTGTGTCTGAAGCAGACCCGATATTACCAGCATTAGGTATAACGATATTACCACCAGTGGTCATAAGACCAGCACCAGTATATGTTCCACTTACATCAAGGTTGGCATTAACATCTACGAGTGTAGCATTGAGTTCAATTTCATCAGTAGCATTAATATCCAGAATGGCATTACTAGGTGCGCCAATACTTTGTGACGCATCATTGAACTGAATTACACTTGTACCGTTAAGTAATAGCCCAGTATCATGAACATGAGTTAGAGAAACATCTGAATTTACACCAAAATGAATTACTGAGGCGTCACTTATCAAGATAATGTCATTACCAATCACAGTGTCTAGGGCTACAGATAGACCACCATCAGTCTGCAATGAACCATCAGTTGTAGAAGTTGCATCAGTTGTAGAATCTGTTTTAATAATACCACTTGCAGTTACCGTACCAGTTACCGCTAGGGCCGAACCAGTAAAAGTTAAGTTTGCCTCACCGTTACCAGTGTTGGAACCTGTCGCAGTAATAACACGGTTGTTGGCATCATTATTCAAAGACAGACCATCAGATTGATTGACGAATTGTAGATTACCAGCTCCATCGGTAGAAAACACTTGGTTTGCATTACCATCAGCAACAGGCATTATAAACTGTATACCACCAGCAGTTGGGGGAAGAAAAAGAGAACCTAAGAGGTTGTCACTTGTTGCAGACTGATAAGCAAATCGTGCATTAATAGAAGACTCATCAGTATTTTCTCTAGTTAAGAATGAAGGAAGAGTCGCAGTCGATTCTTCAAGGATTATAAATTCTTCATAATCCTCAAATGTAGGATTGACAATGTGGTCATTTGTTCCCTCTTCATAAAGGAGAGCCTCACCAACGTTTACAACCACACCAGCTACAGAAGTTGCATCACCATTTAAAATAAATGCTGAATTTGCATTTGCGCCATTAGCATCAGTTCCGTTAAGTGTTATAACATCATCAATATCTCTACCTATTAACGCAACTGTACCTGTCTTATTCTGAAGTGTAATTGTTTGATCAGCAGTAGGATCAGTGATAGCGAGAGTAGTTTCAAAGGCATCAGCAGTTGCACCTTCAAAGACAAAATTTCCTGCAATCTGTAAAACAGGGTTGACAATATGATCTCCTGTTCCGTCTTCGTAAAGAAGAGCTTCACCGTCATCAACACCAGATGCACTTGCATTAAGAAGAATAGCACCAGCCTCATCCGTACCACTTCCATCAGATGCATCCATAACAACAACATCATTAATGTCCCGACCTTGCATTGCAAGTATGCCGGTCTTATTTTGAATTGTTACTGTTCTGTCAGCAGTAGGATCAGTGATTGCAATAGTTGTCTCAAAATCATCGGCGGTTGCGCCCTCGAAAACAATGCTTGCCCCAAAGGATAAACCTTGAACGTCACCTCGCAACGTATTAAATTGTTGACGAAATGTTTCTAATGAGTCTGTTGTTGCGACTGACGATGCTGTAATTGTTGCCATTATTCTTTACTCACCAGTTGTTGTAAGAGAGATTTTATTTCATGCATCTCACACTTAATGTTATTTATCTCCCTCGTAGCATTGCGTAAACCATCTCTTTGTTCTTGAGCAGCTTTTGATCGAGCGACAGCCCTATCATATGCAGTGGTGTTCGTGTTAACAATTGCACCAGAGCGAGCATCCCTTACGAGATGTGTTTCGTCTTCGACCTTAATATATTCTTCTTTTGAATTAATAGAAAAATCTGTCATATTATGTTGCCAACGCAATTGCTCTAAAATCTTTAATTCTAGGCGGTTCAGCTGAATTAGTTGACTGCATAACAATCTTAATCGCAAAAGAAATAAATGAGTCTAATGCATTTCCAATACCATCATCTGTAACACCAGAAGTGAAAAGATATTCTTGGAAATCCTCTCGACCAAGACTTGCGTTTGTCACTTCATCTGGAGAACCGTCATCATTAAAGTATCTCCAACCAATTTCATCGAAGTCACTCGCATCATCTGATCTCAAGATTTTATACAATACCTTAATCTCAGCTGCAGAATCTCTGTTTGCACTAAAGAACACTTTCAGTGCTGTAGCAGGTTGTGCTAAAGAAACCTTTCGAGTAATATATATCGCAACATTATTATCGCCTTCTGGTTCTGTAGAAGGAATATAATCAGAAGTTGGGAAAACATCAGCTGATGTATCAACATTATTAATTCTATTTGATACCGCAAGACCTGTCATTCTTGCCGTGTCAATGACAGGAGAAAGATTGAATGCACCAGTTGTCATGGTAAGAGTTAGTGTCAAAGATTTTTCTCCGCCGAGCTCTTCGTTCTCATTTATTAGAGAACAAATCATAAACGGTTTATCGTAATATACATTTTCATTTAACGTTACTGGTATTGCTTTTGCAGCTGCAGTTTTAACAAACGATGTTTGATTACCTGCTGGACTTGTTGCAGAAGTTCCTTGTTTTACCGCTGTAATATTTGTACCCGTAACTTGCATATTTGACACATTAAATTGAGCAAGATCATACAACATATTTTCTGTAGCAAATACATCGGGTCCACCCACTTGAGCTCTTGTAATACCAGTTCCATCAATAGCAGCTGGTGTTTCAATTTCAATTGTGTAACCATCAATTGAAATATTTCCAATCGATTCGTGTGTTCTATTTGCTCCTTTATTGTTAGCAATGTTTTGCGAATAGTGATTCAACGAAGTGAATGGAATTTTATGTAGTTGATATAATTCAACAGGCGCTCCAGCTGGATGAGTAATTCCTCCTGTTGGAGAAGATTGACTTCGGATACTACCAAACCCTCGTATGGCATTAGTAATTGTTCCTACAGTACCACTAACTGAAATCTCACTATAGAGAATTGTTTCATTTTGGATTTTAATTAACCAATGGTTTTCAACACTAATCTGTTTACCTTCTGCGCCGAGGAGGCCTCCATCATTAGATAAACGAGCGTACTTACCAGTAGTATTATTGAAGTTGGTTGCATCAGCCAACACAATTGTAGTTTCGCCTCGCTCAATCGCATTGACAATAGTTGTGTTTGCACCAGATTTAATATCACCAAATCGAACATTATTATTAGTAGTGTTCATGTTATGATTTGGATGCAGAACTTGAATAATTTTACTTCCATCAGTAAAGATAAGAGGATTCTCTGGTAATGAAATAGAAGCTACATTACCCCGTTTGTTTTCACCAAATCCCTGAGCAGGCGCAGTTCCAAGAATAGTATTGTCGCCAGGAGGAGATGGGTTGCCCAAATCCCAGAATCCTCTGTTTGGAACAGACGAATGGCCGTTAACAAGTGGTACTGTTCCACTACTAACACTAAATTCACATCTGTTTATTCTAAACTTAATATCCTCCATGAGAGAAGGGGCCCAAGTTCTATTATTATGTGATTTAAACATAACACCAACACCGGGCTGTTTAGAAACAGTTCTTTCTGCAAACAACGCATTGGAAGCTGCTGTTGCAGTGCCACCAACTTCTGAAGTTGTAAGAGTAGATTGAATTTCTGTTTCGCCCATTCGAGCAATCCAAACTTTATGGGTTGGTACTTGTGCAAGCAAACAAAAACAATATTCTGTATTAGGTTGCAAATACACGGGTGATGGAAATGAAAACTGAGTTGCAAGTTGAGAATTTTCTGAAAGTCCAATATCAATTGGGTCTTTAACAACTCTACCAAAAGGCAAAATCTTTGGGCCGGGATAACCATTAAGAACATTTCTTACTTCTAATGTGACAGGAAGAGTATCGTCTTTCTGTTGGAAAAATATATCAATACTAGACATGAAAGCACCACCTGGCTCTTCAACCATAAAAGTTTGTGCCAAGGGATCATCGCCACCGGCGTCATCGCCATCGCCATCGCCGTCGAAGTCCGCCCTCGGAGGCTGTCGAGGGGGATTAAATCTTTGAATAGATGTGCTCGACGAACTAGTGAAAATAGATGTAGAATCATTGACATTCGTTCTTCTAATCTCTGCATTTCTAGTTGCAATAATTTTTTCTTGTTCAGTCTCCAAAATACCTATTGCAAAATAAGTTGCTTCACCAGCCGTGATGGGGTCTATTGATGTAATGTTTGTTGGACTTGATGTAAGTCTAAAATTAACTTCACCAGTAGCAAATTTTGGATTGCCAGCAATTTTAGGATCAGGAAGATTAAATTGGCCTTTGATTCTACCAGATGCACTTGATATCAAAGCATCACCAAAAATCAAACTTGCATCGCTTGTGGAAAATCCATCTTCAGGCTTAGTAAATGCAGAAATATCTTGTCTGTCAAAGAAGGGATACAATTGGGTGTTTGGTAAGTAACGAGCTCCTTCAAAATTGATTGTTTTAGGTCGGCAAAATGGCAACAAGGCCCTTGCAATAACATACATTCCTTGAGATTCGTAATCAATTCTTTCAACAACATCAGTTTGAATACCAGTTCTGGTCTGGTCATTTCTGACAGTGGATGTGGTTCTGGTAGCTGTACCATTTCCCGTCCACCAAGAACTGCTTGATGACGCTACAGTACCAGACCACTGAGTCTGCCATGCGTTCCAGATCGTGCCGATAGCATCTTTATTTGCTTCAAAGAACGTATCAAAATTACCTTCAGTATTAATAATTAGATCAGGGGCAATTTCTGTTTCAAACCAATCATCACTGAAAGGATCAAGCGCAAGTGTTCCGGCCCAATAAGAAACTAGGACGGGGGTTACTCTTTCAGTTCTAGTTGCATATAGTTGCTCAATCATCACAACTTCTGTATATGGAAGAGTAATCAAATCGCCAGTTTTTTGATAACCAAAACCGGCCCGGTCTGCATTGACAGTTGTTGCATCTGGAAGCTCTTCTATTAATGGCGGGACTATATCAGCATTCTGACCTGTAGTTGCTTGAGTAACAACCTGTTCAATTAACTGGAAAGATTTGGTTTTAGACGCCGGACGTAACTCATTATTTTCCATATCTATAGAACAGTTATAATCTCTATGTTTAACATCACCAAGTCTATGCCCTTGGAAAGCATCAACCACGAAACCAGACTTAAATCTGTTAAGTCCATTTGCATCTTGAATTTCAAAACTTTCAGCATCTCTCTCTAACAAAGATAGGTGCGTGTAGTATTCTAAATTTGAAATTCGGGATTGAAGTTTACCAATATCTCTCATTGTAAAACGTTGATTTCTCTCTCGGCGTATAACAATTTCTTTTGGTGTGAATGTAAAAGCAGGAATATATAGTTCTGCTAATTTCATTGCACCATTTCTAATTTCTGGATTTTCTGGAACTTCCGTTGAATCACCTTCTGTTAAAGTAAATACACCATTTTGATCAATATCAAGGATAGCTCTATAGGGGAGATAATATTCATAATCTGCTTGAACCAAAGAACCTGGCTTTAGGAAATTATTTGCCGAAGAACCAACTCCATCATATTGACGATGAAAGAAGTCAAAGGAATATCCAGTGACCGCATCAACAGCAGATACGCTAGAAGAAGTACCACCGGCGGACTCAACACATGGCCGAAAATCCATGACGTTATATAATTGAAAATTACCTGTAGGTGCAGGAGCATCTGGATCAACTTTTGTTGCTGAATATTCTGGAATATCAACATAATCCATTTGGTTTGCAATATCTGAGTATGAATCAACTGTAAGTATATCTCCGGCACTATGCTCAAGGTAATCAAACACACACAAAAGGCGACCAGTTGGTGGTGCAATTCCCGGCTTTCTTTGGATACGACCAATATCATAATAGTTATCTCGTTGACCAGAGTCAAGTAAAAATTGATTTGTTATAACTGAATCGCCAACAGTAACAACACTAACCACTCCAGTTGCTCCAGAAGATTCAGCAACAATAGTTTCGTTAGTAACAAATGTTTTGCTATTTCCAGAAGCTTCTGTTCGAGCTCGACCAGTTGTGTATACAAGCTGAAGTGGCGTTGATGTTGTAATAAGTCTTGCAGTGGCTCCACTGCTTGACCCAGTAACTTTTTCTCCTCTTGTAAATGTTCCTGTTGTTTCGGAAAGACTAACTGTAGGAGTAACTGCATCCGTATCATCGGCTGCAGATTCAAACACTCCCATTAATCTAAACACATCAGCATGGCCAAGAGAAATTGTTTTATCTGTCGGCCGAGTTCCAAATGCAGCAGTTGCGCCAGGAATAACCTTGACCTGTTTCATCAATTTGGTTGTTTTGGTTTTTTGAACTGCTGAAGTTTTCGATATGCTGGTCATAATTTTCAGTTTAGCACCAGTACCAAAATCTGTAGAATTTGTTATGGTAAGAGTGCTTGTACCAGCACCAGAAAATCCAGTTGCAGCACTAACAATATCACCAGCCTTTGCTGAACCATCACCCCCCGTCAAAATTGAAATTGTATAATCTGCTTCAGTATGAGAAAGAAATACTTCATTTGCACCAGCAGACATTGTTACAGCGCCAGAAGAGTTTGTAGTAGCAATAAATTGTCTACGAATTGTGAATGTAGTATCACTTGCTGCATCGTTGGTTGCTGTCAATAGTGTTTTTACTGGACGTTTTGCAAGTCGAAATAGTGAAATATTTTTTTCAGCATCTTGAAGTTTGCAAATAAACTGAACTGAACCTGTGCCACCGGAAGCTGCAACGTTCAATGAAATTGGAATACCTTCTTCTTCCGTTAGAATACTGTCTGCATTATTTGCACTATTAGCATCAGTTCCATCCAAATCTAAAAAAGATGCAGAGGTGGCAACTGCACTAAGAGCAATATCAGCAGTGAAATCTTGTCCAGCATCAGCATCGTCACCATGTACAGAACGAACCTGTTCAAAAGACCTACTTTGTACAGAAACAATTGTCAAGTCAGCATTACTAGAGTTTTCTAATATACCGCCTGTCTCAGCTGAATCAGACGAAATAAGTGTTTCGCCAACTTGAAAAGTTCCAACGACATTTGTGAGAACTAGGTCTGCTGAAGAAGACTCTGAACCGAAAACAAAACCAATTGCTCCACTGGCACTACCTGTTATCTGCTGACCGCCATTTGATGCAACTGAAGTAATAGTTGGACTAGGTGTTGCAGATAACGTTATACGAGTAAATGGACGAATATCAAACAAAAATAGTTTATAGATAGCATCAGTTTGCCCAGCAGTGCCAGAAAAGTGTTGATAAGTTCTAACTCTTGCTACACCAATCTTAGTACCTGTTGCAGTGCCTGGGGTGGAAACCACAGTATCATAAAGAGATAATTCTTTAAATGCAACGCTTTCGCCAGAAACAAATGATACATCTGGCGTTCCAAACATATTATTTACTGTAACAAAATTACCAACATCAAAAGCTGTGCTACTTGCGTTGATGGTTTCAAAGTCTCTTGCTTTCGGCAAATCAATTAAAGTTGGCGCAATTTTTTCAATTTCAATACCTTTAACATATGCTTTACCAGTGGAAACTTGTAGTGCAAGGAAAGCCTCTGATGCTGCATTATTACTATCCGTTATTTGACCAACTTTGTAAACGCCTGTGTAGTTTACATCTTTTACACTTGCATCAACAGATTCTTTAACTTGAAATGTAAATGGTCTTACAGTATAGTTGCCAGATTCATCAAATGTTCTGCGAGCAAGTGTTTCTTCAAGAATAGAGTATTCTGTATCTCTTACAAATTTTATAATGTTTCCTTTTTTAACTCTCAGCAACTCAATAAAATTTAGATCGTCTGTTGATGTTGTTGATAGACTAATAAGAGTCAAAGTAAACTTTAATCTGTGAGCACCTTTTGCAGCAAAATTAGCTGAACCTTGTGCATTGTCTAACAGAGTAGTATCAGCTTCAGGAGTTACAATAGTCTCTGTAATTCTCAAGCCAATTCTACCAGAAAATCTGTTGGGGGTATACTTATCGATAACAATAACTTGATCACCTACCGCAACAAAATGACCTTTAACAAAATATATTCCAGCAGAAATAGTAGCAAGAGTTGCTCTATCAGAAACGAGTGGCGTTGCCGGCGTTCCAAAATTTCTGATACCAGCAGTCTCACTATTATTATTGAATCTAAAGATATTTGTGATTTCGCCTTCTGTTACTTCCGTAGTCATAGAAACAGCATCTACTGCAAATGTTGTTGAACCATGTTTAACAACAGCATTTGCACTAATATTTTCGTTTATTACAAATCTATCATTACCAGCTGCATCTAACCCACCCGGCCGTGAGGCCTCAGAAAGTGTTCCTCTCAAATTAGCAGAAACAATTTGACCAAACAGTGTTACTGGATCATCAGAAGTTGCTGCTGTAGCAGCCATGACCATAAATTTTACACCAGAAGTCTGGCCAGTTAGGATAACTGGATTATCTGCATTTACATATTGTTGTGGATCAATTGTTTCTCCACCAAAAGAGCTTTGAATTCTAACATACATGACGGCATTAATACCACCCAAAAAGTTAGGAGAGCCAGGAATAACAACTGTTCCCTCTTTGAACATATGACTGAACCCCTGCTCAATCTGATTCTGAAGGGTTGATTGAAGTTGGGATAATTCTCTAGCCTGAATTGCAAAGCCAGGGCGAAACAGTGTTCTGACAAAGTTTTTATCCTTGTCAAAATCGTCATAATATGGTGCTACGTTAAGGTCTGTAGATTGAGGCATTTATTAAAACTCCACGATAACTTTGATATCTTCGATCTGGTCTGAAGACCTACTGATCGGCTTTCTGTTTTCTAAATATAAAATATTCCCACTGTCTGCATCAAGTTCTGGGTTTGCGTAACCATCGGCAAAGGTGATCGTATTACCTCCCGAAAGTGTTACCGCACTGTCAGCACTAGCATCTGGTGTTCCAACTGCGGCAGAGGTAGCACCCGTGATGACATTAGCACCACTAAATGCAACATACCCACCATTTGTTCCACTAGTTCCATAATCACCAAATCGTTCTTGTAAGTAATAGAGAATTGAATTTGTGCTGTCCCACTCAACAACCTTACCGATTGCCCCTGTGGTTGCTTGACTAATTTTTTCGTCACCATCAAATGTACCAGACTGTGAGGTAAGCTTAACTGCATAAGTAAGTCTTGCAGTTGAAATTGTTGCAACTGAAGTTGTGCCAAATGCATTAGGGTCAACAACAATTCCTAACTTACGGAAATCATTTTCTGTGGTAATATCATCACCTTCTGCAGCAGTTAATGTTGTTGCCGCCATTACAAAGTGGCCGCCTAATTCCTGTACTGCATTGAAACCGTGGCCACCCTTTGGTCCAATAACCACTTCAATCGAACCTCCACTACCACCAATTGCTGAAGCAGTGTCCAATGTATTATCTGAAAAGGTAAAGCCACTTGCAAGATTAACAGTTCCAAATGTATATCCCGCACCAGCAGAATGTATTGTTGTATCTGTCCCAGCAGTCAAACCGAATGACTGAATAGCATTATTTGTAACTGTAATTCTAACAATACCACCAGAGGATGTTCCTTGACTTGTACCGTCACCGTAGATTGCAGCAAAGTAAGTTCCATTTGTGTATCCCGAACCAGCTGTAATAATTAGTGAATCAATTGAACCATCAACCGCCGCAGTGCTTACTGTTGAATCGGTAGATACTGGCATAAAATCTGCTGTTAAAAAAGTGCTAATTTGTCCTGCTGTAAGAGTGTAGATATATTGAAGAACATAACCGCCTGAACTAAAAGGGGCCGTTGTTGTACTCGTTGGTTCTGTTCCACTAAATGCCGTACCACCATTATTATCAAGAACTTTATAAATACGATAATCAGCTGTCACAAAGTAGAATGTTGAGTCATATAAATTTGATGCACCAGATGTAGCAGTGCTTGACGAACTGTAAGTTGGTTTATACATATCATATGTTGTACCATTCTCCCAGTTTCTTCTAGGAAGAACCCTCTGAATATTTGCGGTTCCAATATTCTTGGCAGCAAGCATATCATCCCACGCAAAAAATTCATCTGAAGGACCATCTACAGGAGTAGGTGGCGAAGAGTCTGAACCTCCACTCGTTCCAGATGTGAACGGTGTACTCTTACCTATGAAAAGGTAATAGACATTATTAGACGATTCAGTAAACGACTCTTCAAATTGAGAGGCGTTATGAAGTCTAAACTTTTCTGTGATAATAGCTGCCATTTGATTTTCCTATTTTTATCTATTTATGACGCCACGCCGGCACCAATAATTGTTTTAAGAGTAGAACCAGAAGAGTCCACAACTAAGAGTGTTGATGCAGTTTTCATCATGTTACCTGTTAGAACGTTTGACGCACCCGTTGTCAATACGGTTCCTGTCTCATCTCCGAATGTAATTGTTCTATCTGCTGTTGGGTCTGTAACTGTTAAGGTTGTTTCGTTTGAATTAGGTGTAGCTCCCTCAAATACAATAGATGCTCCAGTGGATGTAATCGTA